GCCAAGTTCGGTGATTTCGTTACCGGTGTTTCTGGAGGTTACATCGGTGAGGACGCCCGTGCCGAGCTGGAGGCTTTGGTCCTGCGCAGCTCTCTGAGTGTACCAGAACTTCGTTTCAACCGTCAGACCTATTTTGAAGGATATAATACTATAAGTCCCGGCGGAGGGCTGAAGATAAAAAGCTTTGTCGCCAATAGTGACGGCAGCTATACTGTCATCCCTGATCTGGAGGATGGTGTACCGCTGGGACAGAAGCCGGACGATATCCTCCTAGGCTTCTGGCATGACAAAAGCGTCACTACCGGTGACTTTATTGGTTTCCGGAAAATACAGTACCGTATCACTTCCGCAGATTACGACGAGAAGACATTCGTGATGGTTCCGCGTCCCGGATATGAGTTCGTTCCCCATAACGAGATGCGTCTCGGACAGACGGGGAACTTCACCGACAAGGAGCGTCAGACTTATATCATCATAGACGTGCGTGACGGTAACTGCTGCATCACCCTTGTTGACAATGCCAACACCTGGGACCCGGAGCCGGCACAGATGAAGAGCTGGTTCGGCAAGAAGAAGGGTATGACCATCAACGGGATCAACTGCGACAGGTTCTCGGCAGTATTGCAGGATATCATCATGACGGGATTGATTTTTCAAATTGATGAAATTACCGGTAGCACAGTCCGCGTTCCTATCGACTTCCCTAGCTGGGAGCCGGGCAGGAAGTATGCGTATTATTCCCGTGTGCCCCATAACGGTTCCACATGGTTGTGCGTCAATGACAAGGGCACTACTTCCGAGCCATCCGAAAACAATCCGGACTGGCTTGTATCAGCCGCCAAAGGTGACAAGGGTGATCCGGGACTGTCTGTAATAGGTGGCGGTCATTGGGAATCCTCTAAGACCCCATACGAGGTCAATACCATGGTCACTTTGGCGGGCTGTGTTTTTATCTCCAAGGTGAAAACATCCAATCCTCCGATTAAAATTGCAAGGTTCAGGAACGGCAATTATCGAAAGAAAAAGGATGGCGGTTATATCCTTGCCGGGAAATCAGCCGACTGGACCGTGCATGAAGACTGGGAGATGCTGCTGGACGGTCGTGAACTTAAAGGTGAGAGTATCACCTTCTTGGGTGAGTTCGCATCCCATCCGTCCAATCCCAAGGAGGGTGACAGCTACCGAAATACGGCTGACCATTGTACTTACATATACCGGAATGGTTTGTGGATGGTCATGGTCAAAGACGGGACTGACGGTAAGGACGGCAAAGGTTACGAGTGGATCTACACCCGTACCAACATCATCGGCCTTACCCCTGACAAGCCGGATTCGAAGCAGCAGGATGATTATATACCGGAAGGCTGGACAGATGATTTTCTTGGCGTGGATGCAGACCATCAGGTGGAATGGGCGTGCAAACGTGTGAAGCGTGATGGAGTATGGAGTGAATGGAGCACTCCGGCCCCTGTGCACCGTTGGAGTAAGGACGGGGAGTCGAATATCATGGCCGACCTTGACAATGAGATGGTGAGCGTCGCTCTTACCAGTACCGGTGTTACTACTTCCGCACAGTCATGGACTACCCATGTATCCATGTGGTACGGTACCGAGAAACTCACCCTTGAGACTTTAACAGTCAGCACGCCTGCCGGTTTCACGGCAAGCACAAGCAAGGCCACCGGAGCGGTGGCGATATCCGTCGCTGCCGGAAAGTCGGTTCCGGAACAGAATACGGTCACCATCACACTGGCTGCAATGAAGAACGGGCAGCTCTATACCCGTGAACTGACTTTCAAGATAACCGGTGTCCGTGGCGGGGCGGACGGTTCCGATGCGGTAATTTATAGCCTTGTCACTTCGGCCACGATGGTCAGCAAGAACAAGAACGGCGGTTACAATGTAGCTTCGGTATCCTGCCGGCGTATGAAGACAGTCGGTGCGGTCACTACGGCCACAACGGACGGGGAGTTGAAGTACAGTCGTGACGGTGCGGCCGAGGTTCCCATCGGTGATGGTGTCGGGGTGGCTTCCGGTAATTTTACCAGTAGCTTGAAGTTCGTGTTCTACGTGAACGGTCAGGCGGTTGATGTCGAGACTGTCCCGATGGTTGTGGACGGCAGTGACGGAAAGGATGGTGAGAGCATCACAGCAGCCGGTCATTGGGAATCCGCCAATACTCCGTATGCCAAGAACAGTACAGTATCGTTTGCCGGAGGATCTTACTTAAGCAAGGTTGAAACCTCCAACCCTCCGATTAAAATCGCCAAGTTCAGAAACGGCAGACTCCGCAGGAAAAGAGACGGCGGATACATCCTCGCCGGCAGATCTGCGAACCGGACGGTACATGCGGACTGGCAGGAGATGGTTGCTCCCGTCGGACCGTCGGCATCCTACTGGCTGGACAGTCCTGTCAGCGTGATCAACTTCACTTCAACAGGCACGCCATCCCCGTCTGGATTCCTTGTCACTTGCAAACAGAATGTGGCAGGCAATGTAAGCACGTGCAGCACGCTTTATCTGGCTGCACGCAAATACAACGGAAGCTGGCTGGCTCATGTAGGTGCGACACTGAACAGCCAGATATCCGTACCTGCGACAGCCGGATACACCCAGTTTGCCGTCCGGGCTTATAAATCAGCTTCCGATGCTGCTGCTTGGAATGACAATTATGTGGCCGAGAAGGGTGTGGGTGTTGCAAATGATGGTTCCATAGGAGCAACAGGAGCTACGGGTGCGTTCCCTTATGACAGAGGTGTATGGGCTTCCGGACAGACATACGTATGGAATGCAAAACAGCGTGACAAGATCATTCACAAAATAGGTGAAGTTTATTACAATTTTCTTGTGCGCAACTATGGAAGTTCTGTATCAGCGGCTCCTACATCCGCTAACGGAGATTCCAACTGGGAAGCCATGCAGAAATACAAAAGTCTGGTAACCGACATATTCCTTGCTGATAAGGCGAACATAGCCGGATTTATGTTCAAGTTGAACGGATACACATCGGACGGGGCACCTTACGGTATCATGCAGTCACAGGACAGCACTAACGGCCAGCCTAATCTGAGGATGGACACAAAGACCGGAGAGATTCTTTGTCAGAAAGCGAATATCACTGGGACTATCATAGCGACAAAGGGGACAATTGGCGGATTCAATATCGGTAATAATTTTATCGGCAGCACTAATATGTCGGCTGTAAATGTTGATAATTTGTTGCTGCAATACGACAAATTTGAAATGAAATACGAACGGTTCCAGTCAATAGACGGACATTTATACCAAGGTATTTTGGATACAGTAATTAGAAGTGGAAGTATAACTGTATCATCAACCGGGGATGTTTCAACAGCGAATGATGCTCTGTATGTAAGATGTGGAAGTTATATTTTTTCAGTCGGGCGAAACGGAATTCGCAAGTCAACGAATGGAGGAAGTACCTGGGTGGATTTATAACATTTAAAATATTAAAGTATGAGAATAAATTTTGCACAATTTCCTATTTACGACGGGATTAAGAAAGAAAAACTGATAGCCAACAACATCACTGAGGCCTACGGTGACTGGATATACAAGAACGTAGCGGGTTTGAAGGCGCATCTCCTTGCTGAGAAGATATTCAAATCTACTGCTGAAGGTGTCGAGATTGACGAAGAAGAGGTGGATATCATAAGACGCTCCACCTCCATGCTGCCCGGTCTGCTGGCTGATTCTTTGAATGATTATTTAGATAAAAAGGAGGAACAACATGAAAAAGGTATATTGTAACAACCTTCTGGCAAAGGTGCTGCTTGCGTTCAGTTCTTGCCATACGATAACAATCGGTCCGTTTGTTTTAAGCAAGCGACCGGAAGAGAAAATCACTCAGAAAGTGAGAAACCATGAGTGTACCCACGCCCGTCAATGGGTTGAGATGGCAGTTGCCATCGGTACAGTTATCTGGATCTTGCTGTTGTGTTTTGACCTTTCCGCCTGGTGGCTGGTACTGGCCGGGCTGGCATTCTATCTCTGGTATGGTGTGGAGTGGCTGGTCAGGGCGGTACGGTTGAAGGATGCCGGCAGGGCGTATAAGACGGTATCGTTTGAGAGGGAGGCATATTCCAACGAGGATGATCCGAATTATATTGAGAACAGTAATTATTTTGCATGGGTGAAGTATTTGTTTTAATTTTAAAATTTGCATTATGGACTTGAATAATATAGTTGGCTTTAAAGCTGTGGATAAAAACGGCAACGAACGACAGGTGACCGTCGATGAGATGACAGAATTAGTTTCCGCACGGATTGTTTCCGCTGCATCAGAAATATCAACATTTGCTGCCGCTGCGGCAGCCGGAACAGATGAGTTTGAGGACCAGTTGCCCCAGTCCGACACCTTCTCTTGGCTCCGTACTTTGGACGGTTCCAAGAACCCAACTTTGACATCTTCTTCGGCTGCCGCGAAAGTCCTGGGAG